GACGACGATAAAATCCTTTCGGATACAGTTTCTAAACTGTGTCGCAATGGTCGTTGACTCCTCCTGCCATCTAGGCAGTGGGTCTTCGAGGTGCGTGTGTGAGCTTTGTGCCGCTCACAAAAACTTATCATACCTGTTAAGGACTTTGGGAACGTTATATAACGTCACCCTTGATTGTCCCAGGTTTGATTCGTTCAAAGGCATGAAAGAGCATTTAGCGGGTGCTCTTCTCCCTGGTAGCGACCATCATTGGTCGCGGGCGTTGCGCCGCTGCAAAATTTCGCAACGTTTGTCCATCTTAGGCTCGCTTTTCCTTTTTAGGAAGGTCTTACCTAGTTCGCCTCCGTCTGTTTCCGCTTATGTTGACAACATGAGTGTTCCCGCTAGCCCCGCACCTGCCGATTTTCATCGCTTTATCTCCCGCGAGATTAAAGCTATGTTTCCGGTAGGATGGGATCGCGGTTATCCTCGTGCCGTTGATAACTCTACTTTGAGTGTATCTTCATGTCTCGAGCGGAAGCGTTCTGAAGGCGGGGTTAGGTCCCTTTGCTCCACATTTGACCGCAGTGAATTCTGCGGTCGTTTGTTGGAACTTTATGGACCTCTTCGTCCCCGCGCGAACAAGGTTAGGCTTGCGTTGGCCCAGTGTGACGGAAAGCAAAGGCTCGTTACGATCAATTCATCTGAAATGTCGTATTTGATGCCGCTGCACCACGCCTTATATGACAAAATAACAAAGGAAAAGTGGTGCCTTCGTGGTGAGGCTGTGGCGAATCGTTTTCGTGAGTTCACGGAACGTCCAGGTGAAGTTTTTGTCTCTGGGGACTATGAGTCAGCTACCGACAACCTAAATCAGAGTGTGCAGACGCACATTCTGTTCGAAGTTTTAGGTCGCTGCCGATTCGTTCCCCATGAGATTAGACGTTCCGCACTGGATTCCCTCTCTTGCGAAGTTTCTGGGAAGGGGTTTGACACTTTTACCGCTTTACGCGGGCAAATGATGGGGAATGCTTTGAGCTTCCCCCTCCTTTGTTTGGTGAATTTCCTCATATTCAAGTACTTCGTGAGACGAGATGTTCCAGTGAAGATCAACGGCGATGACATCGTATTCCGTGCAACTGTGAAAGAACATGAGTCCTGGTCCCGCGGGGTCCAGTCTTGTGGTCTTAAACTTTCTGCCGGAAAGACGGTTGTCTCTCGTCGCTGGTTCTCTTTGAACAGCACGTTTTTCGTTTCCAACAGTAACAAAGTGAAAATGTGCCCGGTTGTCCGTTCGACAGTTCTTTTTAAGAGTCTTGACGACCTTTCTTCTTTGAAAGGCCGCTTTGACTCTTTTAAGCACTTCGACGGCAGGCGTCGTACGTTATTAACGGCGAAATTGTTGGCTCGCCTCGCCCGTCACATCTGGTACTCCCAACGATCCGTCCGCCGTGGTTTGGAGATCTATGCCTCCGACCGTGCACTCGAGATCAGTCACTTGGCTGATAGGGAGAGATTTTATCTCTCCCTTCCGCCGCGTTGTGACTCTCATTTGCCTGTCGGAGTGAACGGTTATTATCGTTCTAAGATTCCTCCGGGGTGGGAAAGGAAAGTTGGTGTAAAGGATGATCCGGAGTTTTACCGGGAAGTGGTTGCGATGGCCTGGGACCCTGAGGTCTCATCACTTACTAAGGTTGATTACCACGAGCGGACTTTCCGTTTCGTTGGTGTTGATCAAGGCAAGATGATGAAGCTCCTAGGTTTTCGCAGTCGCCGCAAATTTCGTACCTGGAAGACAAAGGAAATTCCTAGACCGGCTAGGAGTGAGAAGATGGTTTGGACCAGGGAGGGTCACGCTCTGCGCTTCGTACCCGCTGCCGCCTAAGGCATTCGAGACGTTGTGCGATGGGTCCCCCGCCTTAGGGCGTCGCGGGGGTGCGGCATGTGTTGGGCTATGTTGCCCTATTACTTTAAAACTACCAACGATCTTTGCAGAGGTCTATGCTCCGCAAGTAAGGCCCGGAATAACTGCGCTGTTTGAGACGGCGTGTCCGGATTCACCTCTTGATAAGGGGTTGGGGTACCCCTCGGTTGGATCGGTAGTAGTAGGGAGTTCGACATAGGAGAGGCGGCTTTAAATCCGCGGCGGGAGAAGTTCGTTCCCGTAACATGTGCC